TTTTTATTTTTCCTATTATATTTCTTTTTTGATTTTTTTACTTTCTCCGTCATCTTATTTTGTATCTGTTGTTGTAAGGTTCTATCAATAGAATTGTAATCCGCTGTCATATCTGTTATCTCCATTTTTTGCTGGTTTCATATATTCATTATTATTGTTCTTATATTCAGGAAATAAATTTTCATTTTTCTTTAAATACTCAATCAATCTTTTTTCATGGAATTCAGCCGAACCACTTAACTCCTCCCTTAAATACCTTAATGTTTCTAAATCAACACTATCAGAATAATCACCCCTTTGAACTTGAGCCCCTTTGTTCTTGATTTGATACTGAATGAATGGAAGTGTTTTATCAGCAACACGATAGGCTAGTGCTGGTTTAATAAAATTCATTAATATAATTTCATTAGCATTTAAAGTTTGAGCCGCATATTTACCTTTTAAATAATTATAGAAATTGGTTCCAAGTATATCTTGTATCCAACTTTGTTGAACTATAAGAGCAGTAGGTTCAATTTCAGTCCACTGAACTAATGCTCCAATTGGAGTATAAGTTTTTAAATAATTTTCTGATATAAATAAAGTATCCATTATTGTCCTGTATTATTTTCTATTAAATTTTGAAACAGCTCAACATTATTCAATTTGAATTCAACATTAAGTCCTTTCCATTTAATTATTTGATTTACTATTCCTTCTATATCTTTTCTAGCAGGTTCTATAACATTCGTTTTGAAAATCTCATAAGCATTTAACAACTCTTTTGGATTACCCATACTACTTCCATCTTTCAATCCAAGAATAAGTGGATTTATTTTATGAGCATAACATATGTTTCTTGCTGCTTCAACTGCCGTTTCTTTAAATTGTTTATCTAAACTATCTGGTTGAATAGTTTGTATCTCAGCCGAGTTTTCTCTACCATCAAAAAAGAAAACCATTGCTTTACCTGTATTTTCCTCACCAGAATAAGAACGCTCTATATTTCTTACAATTTCTCTTCTAGCCTCATCATTTGCTGGTTTAGAATAAAAGAAAATAGCCTTAGAAGGATTTACTGAATTTTCTATATTTGATTTATGGAAAATCGGTATCTTAGCATCTAATTCTAACCAGTTAGATGATGCCGCATAAGAAGGAACCGTATAAAATAAAGTTGCTGGTGATTTTTTGATAATCCTCCAAATCTCACATTTATTTTTAGTGTTAGCGGATTTCGGTTCATATTCTTTAATAACAAATCTACCAGTATCTCTCCAATCAAAAGAATAATAATATGTTTTAATCTTTTCAGGGTATTTCAAATCTATACCTAATCTAATCTTAGATGGTTCAATCCTTTCACATTTAATTAGACGGGTCTTATCTTCGTTCCAATGAAGTTTTATATAGACGGTTGAGTGGATTATCATATCAAGTGTGATGTTCTCTATAAACTCTTGTAATGGTGTATCCTCTTCAATAAATCTTTTTATACCAGCCAGTTTTACTTTATCAGCTGCTGGTAGAGTATCTTCACCTTCAATTGTATAACCTTGTCCACATATCATTAATTTTTTGAAATCAACAATAGCAGAATGTAATGAAACACTTTCGTATAATTCATTTAATCTTTGTGGAAATAAATTATCTTTACCATACCAAATATATCTACCATAGTAGTATTCTTTCGGTAATGATTTATTATATTTAGTATTTCCAAATATAACATCAAAGCCTTGATAACTTTCTCTTTCAGGTTGAACTGGAACCAATTTAGGTCCAAATCCTATACTTTCTTTAAATCTTTCAAATCTTGTCATAAATATACGTTATTTTGTGTCATATCAACATAAGAACCAGTCCATCCTCCAACAAAGTATCTACCTTGTTCTAAAATTACTCCTGATGTAGTTGCTGTTAATATAGATTGAGTAAATGAAGTTTCATATACTTTATAGTCGCCCCATCCAAATCCTAAACTTACTATTCCATTAACTAAGTCCTCACTTTGTGTTCCAGCCTCAATCAAATTAAACCTATCATACCTTCTTTCCCATAAAGATGTATTAGCCATAGAAAATGTTTTAATCTCTCTTGTATCATCATCCATAAAATTAAAAATATATGTAGGATTTGATAGAACTGATTTTTCTCTCAAAGTAAATACAACTGAATTGGTTTGTCCTTTTATTATGTTAATCATATCTATAATTATATATTAAATTTTTTTGTTAAAGAAAAATCCCCCTACCAAATTGTTAAACTTGATAGGAGGATTAATCACATATTAGAAATTATTATATAATCAAATTATATAAAAGTTTATGCTAAGAGAGCTGGTATAATAGCTGGGTCAACAATATACATCTGTTCTGGTTCCTCTGATAAGAAAGTCAAAGAGTATTTAGAACCATCTGCCTTTGTTACACCTGAACCTTCACCTTGTGCTGTCAAGTTTGCTCCATTTTCTTTTCCTTGAAGCCAGTACAATCCATTATTATCTAAAAGGATTATAGCCAAGTCCTGTTGTCCAGCAGCCACCAATGCTAGTGCGTTTCTTTTATCTACATCTCTCCTTGGAATTACTAAGTTGGTTGTAACGGTGTAGAATGTTGAACCATTTACTAAGTCAATAGCCGCGTCTTCAACATAAGATGAAGAGTTTTTATTGAACTCATAAGCAACAAAGCCATCACAAGCCGTTCCAATAGTAATACCTGTTACCTCACCATTAGAGGCAGTTATAGAGAGTATTTCATTAAAAGGAAGTAAATAAGCGGCTTTCAATCCACCGATGTTATTATCACATCCTCTTAAAATTTCATCTAAACAATTACAAGTTAAACTCATTTTTTTATTTTTTATTTTTTATATTCTAAGGTTGAGGAGATGAGTTATTACAACTCACCCCCTCTAAAATCCTATTAAAATTATGGCTTGTGGAAGAATACTTCGTTGTATCTAACTACATCCCAAGAAACCTTAGCGTCAGTTCTAACACCAATTCTTCTGTTAAGTGCTGTCTTCATAAAGTCAACAACATTAAATCCTTGTGTATCAGCTAAAAGGTCAGTTATGTAAAGGAAGTTTGAAGTCTGTCCTGCTACAATCACATCATCAGAAGCACCATCTACTTTTACAATTGGAGTACCTTGGAAGTTAAGTGGAGCCTGAGAACCTAAGAAGTATTGTCCTGATGCTTGATTATCAGAGATAGCGTCTTGGTAAGCCTCCCATACATTAGTAGAAACCATATATACGAAGTCTGGCTTGTTCTTAACACCTTTTGGAACTGCTGTTCTTGCTTCAATCAATTTAGAAACAACATTATTTATATCAACTGCTGATGCAGTAGCTGGGTATAAAGTTCCAGATGCTGTATTACCAAGAATAACCTCTAAACCATCACAAGCATTTAAGTAAGATGAAGGTGTGGCACCAGTATCACCCTGCCATGTAAGAATTTCTAATTCCTCATCAACAACCTTTTGAAGTGTCTCATAAAAGTAGTTCATAAATGCTGTTGGCTCAGAAAAATCTTTTGAACCTCTACCAATCTGGTCAGATACGAAAGTTGTTTCTAAATCTTCAATACAGAAAGATGTTCCAATCATAATTGGACATACCTCAAATGTTCTTTGAGAGATATCACTATCAGTTGGGTCAAAATCACAAGCTCCTGGCTTAACAACATTTTGGAAATCAACCGTACCGAGTTTAACTCTATCCTTGATACCATAAATCTGCTTAAACTTAGACCTTGAACTATCTTCACCAATCATAGCTCTACGATACATCTCAATAGCATTTGTTTCATACAATGCTGATGGGTCAACGTTCATGTCAAACATTTGTTCAGTAAGAGCAAATCCTAATTTCTTTAATTCTAATTTTTTACTCATTTTTATTTTCTTATTTTTTTATATAATTATAATAATTATTTTTTTGTTAATTTAGGTTTATATTTGACATTTCAAGGTGTCTAAAACCAAGTAAGATACTATCTACTTTTGACATCTTTTCCTCCTTATCTTTATAACCTAATTCTTCTTCTACTACTGGCTTATCTTTCATCTCAGCAATCAAAGCATAGATTTCATCAAACATAGGTTTAATCATTTCCATAACTCTTTCCTCTGTCAATACATCCTCCATTTTTTCTTCTTTCTTTAATTCCTCTTCTACTACCTCTTCTTCTTTTTCTTCTTCTGCTATACCCTCATTCATCATATCATTAACCTCTTCGGCTACCTCTGATACAATTTCCTCAACTACTTCCTCTGGTGCTTCAACAACGCCTTCAATAGCATCTTTAATTCTTGAAACCTCTTCTGGAGAAAGTTCGGCAAGTTTTGCCATAATTTGTTCTAAACTAATTTTTTGTTCCATTTTTATTACTTTATTTTTTTCTATAAAATCACCAGTCATTTCTAACTGAAATAATCCTTCTACACTAAATCCAAATCTACCTTCCTCTTTTACCATCTTGTTCCAAAAGTCAGTATTATTTACTTTAACCTCCATCATCCAAGTTCCAATTGGAAATTCAAATCCATACATTCTACTTTTATCATAGGTTTCATCTTCTATAATCCATTCTGATTTAATGAATGCGTCTTTTACAATTCCATTTTCTTCTGCTGATAGGTGGTCAAAATTAACCTTATAGTCTTTTACTCTTGATGAGAATTGTTCTTGAAAATAAGATATACTTTCTT